GTATTTTTTCTTTAATGGCAATAAGCACTGTTACAGTATTTTTGCCGTCAAAACTTTGCACAATTCCGGGCTTGGCAAAGTGCATCTCAGCCGCCTGGTTATCAAGTAGCCGCCGCCATGTTTCTGTTTCAATGCTTAATCTTTCAGGTATAGTTATCATATTAATTTAGGTTTTGTGCCGCTGATTCATACATCGCTGCCAATTTACCCGTGGACGTGTTAAATCCTGTTATGTCAGTGTACCATTCATTACCTCGTGTATCCCCTATATGGTTAACTGCAGCTACGTAATATAATCCATCCTGGTCGAGTCTAGTTTGCAATTGGCCTATAAGTATTTTTTCTTGACGGATAGAAGCCATGTCAAGCTTAACCTGCATAGCAGGAAATTGTACTGACACCGCAGGGTTCAGCAACGTCCGGAATTGAACTCCGTCTTGCGTCTGTTGGGGAGACCCTATTAATCCAGAGCTTGGGGATATTACAAGGGCTTCCCCTTGTGGAACATCCGTTAGTTTTGACATCATCAACTGCCGGTCCTGATAACTCCATTGTGCATTATTAGCTCTGGCGATCTGTCTGAAATGAGTTTTAGGCATCCCAAAGAAAACGCGCCCTCTTGGCATTTTTATTGAACTAATATCACTGGATATTTGCCCAGAACCAAAAGTGTTTCTTGCGTTTTCCATAATAGCCAAAAGATCAGTTCTTTGATCATGTGACGCCTGGACAGTCATACCTATGAAGTTATTATTTAGTTGGGAATCACCATCAAAACAATGGAGAGTTAATTTATAATCTGTAACCTGTTCACGCTCCCAAAGAGGTTGAAAAACATCTCCATCAAATATTTTACCATACTGGCCGTTTTCATAACCGGCTTCAATTGTTACTCTCATGCCGTATTTTACTATATCCACCTCGGTTTGAGCCGATAAATTGTAAATTTCTATATCTCCGTAATTTATGGCTTGGTACCCTACCCTTTGGATGTTGAATTTTACTCTTAGATCAGAAACATCAAGAGCAACATCATTGCCATCTATTACTCTGACTCTATATTTTCTCAAAAAATAAGGGTTGCTCATATAGTGTCGCCCCAAATAAGCTGAAAATCAGTTCCCAAATTAGTGTCATCAGGATAATCCATATCAACATTGCCCGCATTGACAAGGGTTGCAGCCCCAAGTCCTAAATAAGCATATTGTCCCAATAAGTTCCCAGCAGGGTATTCCCCAGTGATAAGAGGAAGTGAATCTAAAAGCAATTCCTGCGTGCTAGGATCGGTAATTGATAAAACCCAATATCCAGCCATTTCATTGTATTTTAGACCTAATTGGACGTTTTTATTAGCTCCATCTATTGATAGAGTAGTATTTATAATCTGGTTTGGATCTGATGTTAGTGGGACAATTTGAGCCATTACCAAGTACCTGATGATCCATGCCCAGTTTTGCCAAATAGTGATTTTTCGGCTGTTCCTAAAACCGTACTGCTTGGTTCTGTGGGCTGAGCTGTAGTTTTAGATGATGTTTGTGACGCATTTGGCCTTGCAGAAACTAATGTAGTTGTCACTGTGGCCATTATTATTTCCCTAAAAGCTACTGTGCACCTCAATCCGTCTCTTGTCTTGTAATCATCAGGAGCATGGATACTTTCTACCAACATATTTGAGTATTTATTTAGTCTTGTTTGAATAGTGAGTAACGTCCTATCGTTCTGTAATCCCTTGAGTGTTTGGTAGGCCGATACTGATTTTGAGGTATTATCCCCAAACTGACTAGATACAAATCTATCCATAGCATCGGACATACCTATTTCAAGGGTTAAATGGTCTGGTAATTTAAAAGCATGGTCTACTATGCTTGACCCCGTCTGAACGGGATGTTCGGTCATTCGTAAAGTCGAAGTATGATCAGCCCTGATAATAGCATCGAAAAAATACCCCCCTACATCAGTTTTAGCATAGACTAATTCAGGTTTGTCCCATTCTGATGGACGGTATGCTGTGGATGATGTGGTGGCAAGTGTAGAACCGGCTTGAGCTGTTGTTATATAAGTGCTTGACGTCATTGGAAAACGCTCCCAGCGTCACGCAATTGGCGCTTTGTTTTTGCTCCTGTGGCATCTTGGAGAGCTTGAAGCGTCGCTGTATATATTTGTTCCGGGGATGCATTGGGGTGCGTCACATGGACATTGACGTCTCCAAACTCAGTATGGACACTGTTGCCACCTTGTATCCCACCATATGCAGATTGGGGCACACCGCTGGTAATGTTATTGTAATTATCAAAACCGTTGTTAAAAGCTGATTTAAACCCGCTTCCCGTAGACCAATGTTTACCCGTTGTTTTATATATATATTCGTCTATGGACGGATAGGTACCCTGCTTTTTGAATATATCTACTTTCCCCCCGGATCGCAAAGCATCAGCAGTGCCCTCTCCGGCATACCATGCCGCTGCCACAAGCCGGTCATCTTTATATTTTTTACGGTACTGGTTATATTTGAAATGTGCAACAGCTTCTTGGTTGGCAGGTGTCATGCTCGAACCAGCGGGCAAACCCGCCTCTCTAGACCAAGGCCCCCAATTTTTAGGCATAATCTGATATTTGCCGCTTGCGCCTGAATCCTTGTTGACAGCGTTATAATTTCCACCAGATTCGGCGTTTCCAATCCCCCAAAGGCCCTTTATACGCTCTATAGATTCACGACCAGCGTCTCCTATTTCTTCGGTACTTTTGCCTTGCAACATGAGCCCTAATTGGTCTACATGACCAGCGGTAAATTCTGCAGCGGTTGCCACGAGCTTAAAGACAGTTGCAATAATCTTGTGAGTCCCAAGCCACCCCTCTATTTTACCACCACCACCTAGAATAGTGTCTATAAGGTGAGCTATACCTTCAACAGCGTTGCCAGCTGCCTTTGCAATGTCCTGGAATACCCCTGCATAGGTTTTCCAAAATGGGGCCAGAATGTTAGAGGATTTACGCCCTTCCATCCAGCCCATATAATCATCGATCAAAAGCACCAAAGCCGACAAGACAGCAAGGGCCATCCCAACAGGACCTGTCCCAAATACAGCGGCCACGATGGCCCCAAAAACAACTATACCGCGGCCACCCGCCCCTAGTGCATTCCAAAACCTCTCCAAGAGGTGGATAAACCCCATGAAGAATTTACCGACATGGACACCCATATTAATAAATAAAGCTAGCCAATGAGCAATAACTTCGCTCCATTTTGGCATGTTTTTTTGTACCCAGTCATTGAATCTTTTCAACCCCTCATGCATGGATTTTAAAGGCCCATCAAGGTATTTTACCAGATAGTAAGTGACCCACTGCATCCCATAGGTGGCTTCTACCCTCATTCGAGTGAATTCGAAGCGGATATCTCGAATAAATTTTAACTGTCCTTCGGCATCCTTCGGCGTTTCCATTTGACGCGACTGCGCCATAAGAGACTGCCACCGGCCCCTAAGTTCCGGCATCCATACGATATCGTCAAGAGATTCGCCTAGAGCATCCGTGGTGATTTTGAGTTGTTTTGCGACATTATTTGCCATGTACATATGCATGGCAAACTTTTGGTAAGTAAGGTCTGCTTGCGCGGTCTTATCGACCATTGTGGCCGTGGCTGAGGTAATAGCCGTAAGAGTGGAAACGATAACCCCCCCTGCGGTTACATATGCTTTTGCAATACCTTCTGTATGCCCCTGGACAGTCTTTGTAAAACGGTCCAGGGACTGCATCGTCTTGCGGTATGAAGCATCGTCAAGAGAGAATCCAAGGCTTACGAGGTATGATTTTATAACATCCATTCCGCTAGCCATTTACGCCTCCCGGTTCATCTCATCCCATTCATGTTGACGTCTGAGATTTTCCGATTTAACCACGGCCATTTCGTGCCAGTTCAGCAAGTCGTCGAGGTTATAACTTCCGTCCCAAATTTCATATTGTTTCCAATCCCCTGCTATGACTGGGGCGTAGGCGAAGTTGTCGAGGTTTGGGCATTGAAGGGGTTCATAGCCTGCATTTTCTCTGATAACCCCGTCAATACCCCCTCGTCGAAAAAACCAGAGACATTGAACACCAAAACATGGACTGTTAAGCCCATGGCAATCATTGGATTTTCTCCAATGTCATCAACGCCCCATGCACCACTCGCCATCATCACAGGTATAGGTGTGACCACATTGCCAGCATGCGCTAGTTCACTGCATACTTTAAGACAATCAACTTGCAAAGCGGTGAAGTCCTCCCGTGACATGGTGGGAAGCCCTTTGCTTAAAAAACCCGATATCCCTGATTCAGATCCAATATCGCTTGGCATATTGCCAGCCAGAGGCAAAAGAAGGTTCATCAGTTTATAGGCAATATATGACCCAGTGAGAGCATCAAATTTTGCGACTCTCCATTTCCTCCCACATAATTCGACATCTTTGTAGGTTTCTCGCTTCGCCATGATAACCCTTTCTTTATTTTGCTAATATTAAGCGGTCTGGCTCTGAATGTCGGCAGCCATCAAAACCCATGTGACTTTCTGGCCCTGCGGCTGGTAGGCTTTATCCGGTATTTTTTGTGGAGAAATGCCGGTACACACATGGCTAGTGCCATCCGACACATTACGGAGAGTTGCCCCAGTCTGCGCCCATTCGGACGTGTCTGCGGACATAAGATCATTGTACCAGTCAAGCAACCACTTATGAAGCTCACTTGTTTGCTGAGCGTGTATCGTGATTGACCCGTTGTTACCTGCTATTTTCGAAACCATCACAGAGCCATCAGCGGCAACATCATGAGCCGTTTTTTCCGTAGCCATCGTGATGTTGACTTCACCAACACCTTCCCCGGCAAAAAGATATGTCCCGATAGTTGGATGTGCTATTGAACCGGACAAATCCAAAAAACTGTACGTAGTAGTTGACATGCTTTAACTCCTTATTGGTTTACGTAAAGGGTGATAAGCACAAAATGGATTGCGCCAGCTTCTTTAATAGCAACATAGATGGGAGGTGTTTTTCTTGCCTGACGATCGGCTTCCGATTGGTTGGATATTGCCTCACATTGAGACAAGTACCCTTTGGGCAGAGTTCCGCCAGCCTTTAAGTTCAGAACAGTCGCACCATTCCATCGTCCAGGGGCGATAAAACCTGTAGTTACGGCTGTATCGCACTGTTTGTTA